AGTACGAGCCCGTTGCCGCATCCTTCTCAGCAACGTCGAAGCGCATGTAGTAGTCGTCTGCGTCGTCTGTGCCTCCTACCACCTTGTAAACTGCATTAGCTTTTTCGTGGAGAGGTAAGGCATCTAGGTTGGCAATTTGCTGGTTGTTGATCACCAGCATGGCGTCACCGCCAGTGGTGTCCGTTGCTTCAACGCTGTAGCTAGTTACGTTACCGCCCGGGACAATAACAGCCTCGTTTCCATCCACTGAAGTTGTGAAGTTAGCAGCGAAGTCTGTATCAGTCTCAAGCGCAGTCACCAGAGCGTTCATCGTGAAGTTCGCGCTTACCTCCAGCTCAGCATTTGCAGCAGTGCTTTCTGGGGTTGTGATCTGGGCTGATGTAGTCTTTGCAACACCTCCGACTGTATACCGGACAACGATCTTATAGGCCCTGCTGTACTGCTCAGCCACTATAGAGACGCGAGATGGGTTAGTGTCGCCCCATTCGTCAGGCTCGTTCAGAGTACCAGCAACCTTCACGTTCTTGTTGATGATGAAGGTGTAATCTCCTACCGTAGTAGCGGCGAGAGATGCCTTCGGGTCGGCAGTAGTAAGGTAGCTCTTCATTACCGCGCTGATCTGTGAGGTGTATTCTGTCCCGTCAGTACCATAGACATAGACATCACCATCGTTGGGGTACACAACAAGCATGTACTCCTCGTTGTCTCCTCGGGCATAGAAGTGCACGAAGATTTTAGAGGGGTCTACGTTCGGCGCTATGTGAGCCGCCTGAAACAAAGTATGTGGCCGTCTGTGCAGCATACGCAGCGGGTCAGATGTCATGTTCTCAAGATCATCTACCTGCCCCTGCAGCCTTTCTCTGTCGGGCTGCTGCGACATACCCTGCAGCAAAGTGCCGAGGGAACCATCTACTCGTTTAGCCATGTCAGCCTCCGGGCCATGTTGGATTACGGGCACCCATACGGTGCGGTCGGATACCATACTGCAGGCGCAATGAAGCACCGCTCAACAGTACGTTATTCCTGCGGTTCCGCTGCTCTGCCTCTTTAAGCATGAGCAATGCCATCTGGGCATCCCTGCGGAGGTCCTGTACCCGTTGTGGGTCACCGTCGAAGTCCGCTTGGAATTTACGTGCAGCTTCGTACTGGATGTAGTTAGCTGCTACAAAAGGGAGTTCATCGTAATCGAGATGAACAATCATATCCGCCACTAGGGAGGACTTGAACTTAAATGTGTTATTCGTGGGATCGAACATACGATCTCCACGAGTAGTCAAATACGCGAAAGGATCGTGCGGGCGTACCTCAAGGGCACGGCTCGGGATAACGATCTCTTCCGCCGTGTTCGGTACAAGCGTCACGGTGCTTTCCGTATTGAACCACCAGCTTTTAGACTGGACTTCCAGAGTAGTCTGCCTGAGTCGGCTACGAGCTGCTAGGATGTCTGGGTTCGAGGATGTGATGGAACTCACCGGGGCCTTACCGATTGATCCGCGCATGAGGTTTACTGCCTCAAGTTCAGTGATCTTCATAAATTTTTGCCCCTAAACGAAAAAAGGGCCTACCCCGGAGGATAGACCCTTGTTGGTCTTACTTGAACGCTACCTTACGCGGCGGCTACAACGACACCAGCATGTTCTGCACGGTTCGGAGTAACACCGAAGGACAGGTAGGAATCGATGAACCACTGCAGCTCAGAATCCATGTAGTAGACCTTGGAGGTCAGAGGAATGGTTTCACCAGCCAGCAGCGCCTTGGGCAGCATTACAACCGCCTTGGTGCGGCCCTGCTCAGCAGTCACGTCATACGCATTGCTGTTGCCCGCATTGGATAGGAAGTGACCAGTGATGGCTGCCTTCGGGATACGGTTGGTCTTGATCAGCGGAAGGCCGCAAGACTTCAGAACCATACCAGAAGCGAAGTCACCGTTACCTACGCTGTACTGGCTGTTGATCAGACGGTCGTTACGCAGCAGAGTGTAGTACTCAGCCGGACCTACCAGAATCACGCCACCGTCGAGGTCAACGTCCTTCTCTTCGATACCTTGGCACACATCCTCGATTGCCTTCTGCAGCAGATCAGGATCAGCCTCATCACCGGCAGTGGTGAGGGTAACCTTGGTGCCGCCGAACCAGCCCGGGGGCAGTGCGGTTTCACCTACGCCGGGGTTCTGTGGATCAGCAGCGGCTACGATGAATGCAGACTTGATTGCCTGAATAATGAACGCCTCGTCGAAGAATTTGCCGAGAGTCTTGCCATGCTCTTTACCCAGCTCAGAACGAACGGAGTAGTGTGCTTGGAAGTCATCGAGCAGGGCCACGTTGTTACGGGCCAGAACGATGGTATCGACCTTGATCTTGACGTTATCGAACTGCGCTACAGAAGCGTCAGGGCGGACGCCCGGAGTAACCTTCTGCAGAGTAGCTTCACCAACGCGGTCATTGGTTACGGTATCAGTGCCGCGAATAGGCTTGATCATTACATAGGAACGCATGAAGGACTTCTTGGCGAAGGTGCCTTCTACCATGCCACCGTATTGCTCGATGTGCAGGGGATTAACGGTAGACGCGGTGCCTACAGCAGCGAGTTGTTGACCCGGACGTGACAGACCGGCTGAATCAGTGGGATAACCCATAGTTGTTCTCCTAATTTATTATCTTCTTAGTTCCACAAATAAATTACAGACCTTGCTGTAGAGCGAACTCTCGACGCTTGTGGAGTACTTGAGCCTCATGGCTATTCTCACCCTTTTCACGGACAACTTGTTCCAGTTGCTCTGCGTACTCACGGCGAGTGATTGGCTCGATGCCCGAAGGCTGAGCCGTTGCGTCACCCTGCAGCAAGGTAGCTGGCTGGGTGAATCCGGGGGATTGTTGGTACATACGAGATAGCTCCCTTGATGCGAGTTCAGCCTGTACGCCACCAGATGCAAGCATGTCGTTGTACTGCTCCCATCCTTCTTTCGTCAGGCCAGATTTACCAGATGCGATCCATTCACAGACCCCATCCCACATTTCCTTGCCGCCAGCAGCCTCATGGACTGCTCGGGCAGTGGCCGCAGCCTCCTGTTCGATCTTCTGGTTCTCGGCTTTAACGCCGGCCAGAATACCATAGGTGGCAGCCTTGCCAATGACAGATTCGATGTAGGCCATGTCAATGTCCGCTTCGTCCCCTGACTCTGCGAACTTACTGAATGCCTTCTCGAAATCTACGCCGCCCTCGTGTAGAGAGCCTAGCGCCTCGTCGATGTACGAGTTGCCTGTCGGCTCGAACGGGAGATCATCGTCTTCTTGCTTCTCGTCTTTTTCTGGTTCCTTCTCATCCCCCTCTTTGACTTCGGGGAGCACAGGTTTCTCTGTGGGTGCCTCCTGCTGTTCTGTGGAAGGCTGAGAAGGTTGTTCTGCTGCAGGCTGTTGTTCCTGCTGATCTGCCTCCGGATTAGGGGTAGGCATCTCATTCGTATTGGCTGGTGTAGCGTCACTCAATGACAAATCACTGTCCTCCAGATTGTTTGGCTACTTCAGGTGCAGTCTTGACAGCGACCTCTTGTTCAAGAGCGGCCTGCTGCTGCTGCTGCTGCTGTTGAGCAAGCTGCTGCATCTCCTCTGGCGTGTTGAATGCCATAGACTGATCAAGGCTATTGTTCGCCGCAATGTGTTTAAGGATTCTGCCTTCGTTCAAATACTGTTTCGTCTCTGGGCTCAGCCCATCCAAGAACGATGCGTCCTGTACGAACATCCTCCAAGACTCCAGATCACCTGAACGAGACAGTGCGTCCAATCCTGTGATGATAATCGGCTCTATCTCGTTACCCTTAATCTCAAGTCCAATGCGCTGCATGAGACGATTAGCGATAGGCATCTGTAGTGTCTGCGCCAGCCGTGTATACACACCGCCGAGGGCAGTCTCAAGATCACGGGCAATAAGCCTGATCTCTTCTGCGGTGACGCGCTCTGCATCTCGAACCTGTTCAGTGTCCATCAGGAAGGCACGGGCAAGCCGGCGCTCTTTCTTGTCGATATACTGCTGTAGTCCAGCTACGTCCCTGAGCTTGTCGAAGGACAACATAGCAACGTCTTCTTCTCGACCGCTGCACCATTGACCGTTCGGTGTACTGTTCAGCTCGTTGACATCAGTAACGCCGCCCGGGTTAACAAGCCCTTTGATCTGGGACATGATGCCCATTAGCTCATTGATGGCCTGTTCAGCTACAGACATGGAGTGGAAGTCTCCAGCGTAGTCCTCGACTAGACCTCGGCCATAGTCCTCGCCACGGACGAGCTTCCACGTAACAGAGATGAAGGGCAGGTTCTTGGTGGTGTATACACCTTCCTTCTCGCTGACTTGAATCTCGTCTACGTGCTGTGTCAGGATGTACTTCTTACGGTTTCCATCCCAGCGGACGTAAGTGTAGAGGTTAACCTCATCTGTGTCCTTGGTGTACGGCTTCTTAGCCCGGAGCTGATCCTTAACTTTATCCGGCAAGAACTCAACCTGTTTCTTGTCACAGGTAATGAGCTTGATCAGCCATCCCGCAAGGTTACGCTTGACTACATAGTTCCTCAGTGAGTAAACTTGTAGCTTGTCGTCGTCTTCGCTTTCTGGTACATACAGGAGAGAGTCGCCAACAATGATCAGATGCTTTAGCAGTTCAGTCAGTGGATCACGTGCTCCCATACGGCTTAGCTCTTTTACAGACTCTTTCTCCGCATTCTGAAGTGCAGTGTCCAACTCCGCAGCCGGAACCCCAGCCGCTTCGATCTCCTGACGAATCTCTCTACTTGCATCCAGTCTGAAGAACGGACGGCTTGCACTGAACAGGCCCATCATAAGTTTGTTGCTCAGATGGTTCACGGCTTGTGCGCCGAAGGATTGGTAATCCTGTTGAATCTCTTCGCTGGCGTCGGTGCCTTCGAGCGGGAAGGCTGTCGGTATTGTCCAGCCTGCATAGCGTTCGATACGATGCTCGATTGCGCTACGCTTCCCTTCTAGCTCGTGGTACATCGACTGTACTGTTTGTGTAGGGTCCATTGACTGCTCCTCTTATCGAAGGCCGCCCAAGGGAACCCGAAGTTTGCGTGAGCCCTTTGCGGAGCCTGTGGTACGGCGGCGTCCCTCGGTAGCACCAATGTCTACGTTAGGTGAACCCTTGGCCACTACGCCCGGAGTAGCACCTGATACTGGCTGCTCTGGAATGTTTACGTCCGGCATATCTGGTAGTACTGCGCGCTTAACTGCGCTTGCCGAATTCTCCAGCATGTCTGAGAAACCTACACTGCCTACAGAAATGATATCACCTAAGTCGCCCTTGAGTGCGCCCTTGACCTTACCTGCTGCGGATTTGAACCCCTTCTTTACTGACTTAACTACTGAACTCATAATGTCACCTTACCCAGTTTGAGAGGGGGAACTCATAGGTAGTCCAGCCCCTGCTTGTGTGTTCCTTGATCTGTTCCTCTGCAAGCTGCATCCGGAGGAATCTACACCACCGCATGTCTCTGCGACTGGTAGTATCAAACCCTGTGTAAAGCCTGTCAGCGCCGGAGTGAGCAAATGCCTCTGCACAGAACAGCACAACCAGAGTATAAAAATCTTTCGCGTCTTCGATCTGGCTGTTGTTGACTATCAAGCCAATCTCACCAGACCTAGCGCACATCCCAACGGCCACAGGAGCACCTGATTCAGAACGAAAGGTCCGTAAGTAAATATCTGGATCGTCCTCGTAAGCATTCTTCAAGTGCTCCTCCGTCGAAGGCTCTACTTCGTCTATGTCTCCATAACGAAAATCAGTTAAGTACATGAGCCTTCCTTCCCTCTTTACTCAGTCTATTCTCGATATTGTCTACTACACTCTGCTGTCCAGCATTGAAAGCTAACTCTGCTTCTGTAGTATCCTTATTCCATCTCTTCTGAGGGAATATCTTTCTTAGTTCTTCTAAGTGCTCTCTTGAATATACCATATAGGTAGGTACTACTATCTCTCCCTCTCCTTTGTCTAGTTCTTCACTGTCGCGTATATCAACGTCGATAAATGTTTTTGAGGTTGCAGATTCTTGATCTTCTGAGAGTACAGTTTTTCGTACATGAGTTAATCCAAGAGCGAATGCGAGAAGCAGACCGAGTAAATTACGGATTCTATTTTTCATTGGGTTCTCCTACAGTGAGGGGTAATACAGAATAGCTCTGCACTACCCGAAGAAGTATTCAGAATCAAGCACTTGCTCAATGTCCATGTCGCCAAGCTCAGGCGGTGCAGGTAGCTCTGTCTCAATACCTTCCTGAATCTCTCGGCGGAACTTGTCGAGGAGATCAGAGTCTCGATACATACGAACAAACGCTACCCGGATTGCACGGTGCAGCTCAGGGATGTCGCAGGCATGGCATCCGAAGTCATCGTGAATCATCTGGAAGCTGTTGATACCCTCTGTCTCAAGTACTGTCTTGACGAGGTGACTGGCATCTAGGCTGTGAATGTAGTTCGGAGCTGATCCATTCTTCATGGCGCTAACGTCGATCTTGTCAGTGTATTCCCGGATGCTGTACTGGATACGGGACCCAGACAATGCCGTGTCAATACGTTTGACCGTAGAGCGTACGTCCTCCTGATGCACAAGGAAGCCTGTAGGTGTCCGCCAGATAAGCGGGCTACCTTCCTTTGCTGCAATGCTTGCTACTTGCTGCAGCCAGTCCATACCTTCCCGGGCTGCCTTGACTACCTTGCCAATGGAATCCCAGACAACATCGTTCAGGAGGTTCTTGGCGCGGTTGTACTCGCTGAACTCCGGATAGTGCTGCCCGTGCTTCTTACGGAGCCACTGGCTGATGTAGCCACCTGAGCTGTGCTTGGTCAGCCCATACGGCAGCGTCATTACAGAACGCTTGGTTGTACTCCGGTCGATTCCGAGACGTAGTAGTTTATGCCCATCCTGAGCATGATCGCTGTCCAGAGAATTAAGTCCAGAGATCGACACTCTGGCGACTTCTCCGTAGATGTCTCGCGGAGAATCCGATGGGAGTACGTTCGTAGCCAAGCCGCCAACGGAGTCTCTGAGAAGGGCTGAGAAGTTCTGCAGGCCGTTGCAGCTTCCATCAAGACCCACTGGGGAATGTGAAACGAAGTCCTCTCCGTGCTCATGCCATCCTGCGTAATCAAAACAAAAGGCAAGGAATTGTAAGGGCTTATCGGCCTCTCCAATAAACCGAGCTGTCTCGACACTGCATGGGTCCCTG